TTATTCCGTTGTTTTTGTGGTATTTGTGGCAAAATTTGTGGTATTTTCGTCTGTTTTTAATGTGAAAAAAGCATCTACTTTAGACTGATTATGTTGACGTAAATTAGAACTTAGGTGGCTATAATATTTTAATGTTGTATTAATATCATCATGACCAAGTCTATCAGCTACATAAATGATATCCATGCCTGCCTCAACGCATAGTCCTGTGTGAGTGTGTCGTAACTTATGCAATGTCACTGGTTCAGAATTAATTGTACTGCATATCTTTTTCAAAGCTTTATTACATGATGCGTTATCCACTGGTTTATTGTGATAGGTAATGAATAATAACATCTGTGGATTTTTTATACTATATTCTTTTATATAAGCAGAATGCCACGCGAGATAAGACTGTAAATATTGAACTGTGGAGTTATCAATATAGATCACACGTGACTTTTTCGTTTTAGTATCGGTGAACGTATTAGTGTATTTATAATCCCAAGCTTTATTCACTGATATAGATTGTTTAGTAAAATTGATGTCTTTCTTTGTTAATGCAATAATTTCTTCGAATCTCATGCCTGTCTGGACAGCTAGAAAGATAACTGCTCGTGATACAGAATGGAATTTTGCAAGTTCTTCTAATAATAAATGAACCTTGTCCGTTTCCATGAATTGCGCTTTTGTTTTCGCTACGTCCTGTCCGCTTATATGAGCGCCTATGGCTGGGTTTTTCTTCATGTAGCCTAAATGGACAGCTTTATTAAAAATCGCTCTAATTTTGCGGTGCCTGGTGTCTACGGTGGATATGGCATAGTCAATAGATAAATGATTAATAAATTGTTGATACTGAACAGCATCAATCGAATTAAGTTTAATTTTTTCATCGAAATAATCAACGAATTGGTTATAAGCTAACTCATATAAATCAATAGTAGATTGACTACTTTTTCCATCTTTAAAAGTTTTCATGAATAACGTATAAAATTCTTTGAAGTTCCATTCTTTTAAAGAACTGCTATCATGCTGAACCTGTTTTAAAAGCTTAGATGCTTTATACATTAAGTTTGTTTCACTTGTATCTGTCAAACGCTTTTCTTTCCATTCACCGTCGACTTTGATGCGCAAACGAACGGCGTATTTTCCATTTTTTAACTTTTTAATTTTCATTAATAGCACCACCTCTTTGATTTGGAACGTATGTTCTTTTGAAGGGTACAGCAAACTATGTTAAAATATATTTGCATACTCCTATGTGTGTGTTTGAAAACGCTTATCTCTTGCGGGGAGGGCGTTTTTTGTTATTTAAGTGTTATTCTTGCATCATAATCTTTAAATGAATCTTCTTCGTAATTATCTGTTTCATAACTAGCAGACCAAGTTAGTCGTATATCTTTTATATCAGATACATCATTTAGTGTTGGTAAAACATATACTACTGCACCATCTTTACTTACACCTTGCATTATTTCTCCACCAACATCGTCACTTTCAAACATTGAAGCTTCTATTTGTTCGCCATTTGTAACTAATACTCCTTGTTCAGGATAAGTATTGAAATCAATCTTACTAGTATTGTTAATTTCATAATTAACAATAACTAGCCCTTCGCCTTCCTCACCATCTTCTTCAAGTTTAGCAGGATCTACTTTAAAAACAGATACTGAACTTATTTTTGTTTGCAAACCTTTCCAATCTTCACTCCAAGATGTTGCATAGTCTTCACTATCAATAATACCACTATCAGTTTCTTCCTCCATTGTTGTTTCATCTTCAGTCAAATCTTCAGACTCATTTGTGGTAGAGGTACTTTCTTCTTTGCTTTCTTCCTTTGCACTATCAGATGAATTTCCACATGCTGTTAGGCCAAAACTAAAAACAATTAATAAACCTGCTAACAATAATAATTTTTTCATCCCAATTCTCCCTTTATTAAATTTTTATATAAACACATTTGTGTAAATACCTAACAAGCAATAATCTGTATACTACTTCTAAAAATGATAACATATCCGTTACACTCAACAGTGTTACCATATTTACTTTTATAATATTCTATAGAATGTTTTAAAAATTCTTCTGTAACTTCTAAAAAATCCGCAACTTCGTAGTAATCAGTGAATCCTTCATAATAAGCATCAATAATTTTACGCAAAGGGATAAGTGATTCATAACCCCAATTTCTCGCAAGTTTTTCTTGTTTTCTATCATTAACTGTTTCCTGTTTAATAATATTGCCAACGGTCAAATGATGATGTCCAATTTCCTCCGCTAAAGTGCAACGCATTTCAACATCATTTTGTTGAGGATTTAAGAATATTCTACTATTATAATATAATCCTTTGTGAACTTCCTGCATATTTTTGTCTTCAATGATAGTTAGTTCAGGATATCGCTCTCTGTATTTATCCAACCACATAAATTCAACTCATTTCCTATTTATATTTTTGTTGAATGAAATCAATATATTCAAGAATTTTTTTCATATCATCTTCAGTTGCAGAAGGATCTATGTGTGCTGCCAGTGTGGTTGCTTCTGGCGGGATGTCGGAGTCAATTTGCGGATTGTCAGTACGCCCTAAAAGATAATCGGTAGAGACGTTGAAGTAGTCTGCTACTGCTTTTAATTTGTCAGCGCCAGGTGTTTTTACTTTCCATGAGTAAATAGCATTTTCTCCCATGTTCAATTTTAATGCCAGTTCTTTGAGAGATATTTTTTGTTTTTCTGCTAACACTTTTACCCTTTCAAACGTAGTCATGTCAATATTCCCTCCAAAGAAACATATGAAAGTACGAAAAAGAATAAAAAACGCTTGACTATTATTCTAAAGAGTACTATACTATGTTCATAAGCTAATTATTTAGCTAAACAAGATAACAAATAACCCCATATAAAATTCGTTCCCCAACGATTAATGGCTTTTGATAAGGCTTGTTTAGCTATGTTTATATAGTACTCTATAGAGTTCTTTTTGTCAACAATATGCTAAATAATTAGCTAATAAGATAGAAAGGAGTGATGGAGAGGTGAACAAAAGATATTTAAAAAGAAAAAAAACCAACATTCAACAAATTGAAGTCGGTCTTTACAAAAATTATGAAATTAAAGCTAAGTATGGAGCACCGGAAATTGACCTAAGCAAAGTTAAAAGAATTGTCATAGTCTTCTAAAATAATTCAACGCCTCATCTAAAGCCTCTTGGAAGCCAGGAGTACCAATATTAGAAAAATAATCCCTGATTTCATCTTCGCTTTTGCTTTCTGTTGGGAAATTACCATCTAGTTGAACATCATGAGCTAGATCGCCTAAAGGACTATTTTCGCTAAGGTAATAAGTTATTAAAAAATCATAAAAAGTCATCTGCAATCACCTTCAATCAAAAATAATTATATCACGTGAAAACCAAAACAAGAAAGGAGCAAAAACATGTCAGTAGAACATCAGCGTTTCGCTGTTGCGGTATACGCAAAGTTAAAAGCAATAAATATGAAACAATCTGATTTAGCAAAAATGTTAGGTATTAGCAATCCTTATTTATCAGACATCATAAACGGCAAAAGAGACGCATCGAAAGTTAGAAAAGAAATTGCGGAAATTTTAGAAATAGATGTTGATTAAAATAGAAAGGAGAATAAGAAAATGGGTCGTCCTGTGAAAAATAAAAACAGGCATGTGAATTTCCTGTACGGAGTTTGGACGTTAGAAGATTTTGCGCAAGCTAGTCCACGAAGTTATGGGTGGTGGTTAGATAACATTAAAGACTTTCCAGAGCTTGCAGAATTTAGTAACTGGGCTACAAAGAATCAACGTGAAGCGTGGGCATTCGATGCAGTAAAAGCGAACGATTGGCTGATTAAAAAATTTGTATATAAGGAGGTCTGAAAATGATTGATGAAGTCGAAATACTACTTGCCAAAATACGAAAATACGACCCAAATTACATTCCGAAATCGGTTGGAAAATATTTGCTAGTTGAACTTCAATCAAGGCATTTAGATCATCAAATTAAATATAAGAAAATACCCAAGTACAAGCATAGATTCGCGAATTCGATTGAGCGGCATTGGTAAAAGAAAAACCCACAGCTATAAATAGTAAGTTAGAGCTTACTAAAACTGTGAGTTACGAAATAATATTTAAATTAATTATATCACAGATGTGGAGATAAGAGAATGAAAAAATCAATCAAAAAACATGAAAACACATTATTAATTTATCTATTTTGCTTACAAATCGGCATGTTTATATCAGTAATTTACATTTTACTCGGATGGTTCACATTATTTCTGAAATGAGGTTTTAAAATGAAAATATTACGATTTTTCGGGCTCATAAGTATTGATGAGGACGGAAAAGAATACATTGAAAAATCAGACATAAATACAGTAGTATGCTTAGCTTTGACTGTTTTAATCGCATTTGTGGTCTGTATAGGAAGTCTGATACTAAATGGCTGAATTAATAACGATTATTGCATTGATTCTTTTGCTAATGCTACTTGCCAGAGGTGATAGAGAATGAACGTAGAAAATCCGCTAATAGTTGATGATTTTTGGGACGATGGATTCCGACATTGAAAGGAGCGAACAAGTGAATATAAACAACACTATCGAAATTTGCAGACTGAAAAAAATGTTGCAATTTCAGCTCGAAAAAAGAAATGAGTTAGATTTTCAAATCGAAATATTAAAACGGCTAATAGATGAAAGTTACGAAAAAGATTTAGCAGAAACGCAACAATGGTTAGCGGAGAGGGACGAGGTGCAGACGTGAAAATATTAGACGCATGTTGCGGTAGTCGGATGTTCTGGTTCGATCGCACAAATAAAAACGTCACTTTTATGGATAATCGAGAATTAGAAACGGAATTATGCGACGGTAGGAAATTAGTTGTAAAACCAGATGTAATTGCAGACTTTAGGAGTATGCCATTCGATACCAATACATTTCACTTAGTAGTTTTGGATCCACCGCATTTAGTGAAAGTTGGCGATAAATCATGGTTGGCCAAGAAGTATGGGAAGTTGGATTTGCTAACTTGGAGAGATGATATAAGTAAGGGTTTTGAAGAATGTATGCGAGTTTTGAAACCAAATGGCATATTAATTTTCAAATGGAACGAAGACCAAATAAAGCTAAGCGAGATTTTAAAGATAATTGATTTTGAACCGCTTTTCGGTAATAAGCGTTCTAAAACGCACTGGTTAGTTTTTATGAAGGAGGAACAAGCATGAGATTTAAGGAAGGCGAAAACGTACACGTAATTGTAGGCAATGAATTGTTAAGTGGTTGGTACAACGGTAAAGAGTTTGGAACAGGCAACTCTTTAGTGAAAGTTTCTAAGGACAAGATAATAGCTACTAAAGATTGTTTTATTGCAAAAGAAAAGGAACCAGAACTGGTAGTAGTTCCGCGATTTGCCGATGACTGGATAAATCACTGTGAACAAAGAGAATACGATTTAGCTTGTTTGTTAGATTATGGCAATGCAGGTATGCCTGATGAAATGTACGGATGGTTAATTTCATCAGCTGATAATCAAGAACTACTCGCCCGCGCGTGGATGGACGGCTACGAAGTCGAGAAAGAACCGCTTTATTATGTACAACTTATTGACCACGCAACTGGTTATCTAAATGTTCATTATGATAATCAGAAACTTGTAGGTAGTAATGATGAAGCAAGTGAGTATAAAACACAATTCACAGAATCAGAGATTAAAGCAATGAATAAAGGTGAAGCATACTGGTTACTTAAGGAACCTGTTGAGGAAGTGGAGGGTGAAGCATGAGAGAGATTGAGATTTACGGCAACATACACGAAAATCCGGATTTGTTGGAGGTGGCGGAATGAAACGAGTAAATGAACGACAAAAAGAAGAAATGAAAAAATTGGCAGATTTAATTATCGAAAACCCTGATTTACCAGTTGTTACGATGACGGATAACTTTGATGATAAGGGGACTAGCGTTTGGACAGCAGGCTGTTGCTGCGAAGTAAGTATTGATTACATTTATAGTCCTAAACAACGTGATTTACTTTCAGGTCCTAGAGATGATAGACCATATGTTAAAAGTTTTGATTATTATGAAGCAATAGAAGAAATGAGTGAAAGAATACATCCTCATGACGACACGAGTAGACCAGAGGAAATTTGGAATAGTCTTGATTGGATAAAAGTCATTTTAGTGTATTCGGGTCAATTAGAAAAAGTAGATGATGTCTATAAAGAACGTTGGGTGGCGGAATGAACGATAAAAAAGTAAGATTCTACGTTTCTACTGGTATGCACGGATCACTTGAAACAGAAACATTTCTTTTGAAAACGGACTTGAATATTGAGTTCGATATATTAACACTTGAACAATTAGAAAAAGAGATTACAGAGGCTTATGACGACTGGTTAGTAAATAATATTGACTCTGGTTGGTCTATCGAGAAAGAGGTGGCGGAATAAATGGGAGTGAGTATTGATTTATACAGTTATGATTATGAAGCACTTGTGGAAGGTATTAGTTACGATTTACGACGTATTGACTTGCATGACAAGATTCCTGATAGCTCTAAAAAGAGTTATTGGCAACTAGAAAGCCGATACGAATTAGTAATGGAGGAAGCAGAATGAATCAAGCAGAACTAGATGTCGTTATAGAAAAGCATGAGAAATGGTTACGTGATGGATATGGAGAACGTGCAAATTTAAGTTATGCAAATTTAAGTTATGCAGATTTAAGTTATGCAGATTTAAGTTGTGCAAATTTAAGAGTTGCAAATTTAAGTTATGCAGATTTAAGTTATGCAAATTTAAGAGGTGCAAATTTAAGTGGTGCAAATTTAAGTTATGCAAATTTAAGAGTTGCAAATTTAAGTTATGCAGATTTAAGTTATGCAAATTTAAGAGGTGCAAATTTAAGTGGTGCAAATTTAAGTTATGCAAATTTAAGAGGTGCAAATTTAAATTGGATTAATTGGCGGGATGTTGTCGGTCTAACTGTAATAGCTGTACAAATTAATACTACGAGAAAAAACAATCAAATCACGTATATCAAAGATCTGGAAATCTGGACGACTGGATGTTTTCAAGGAACTTTAGAAGAATTGAAAGATTCTATTGAGCAGACTCACGCTAGCAATGACTTTTTAAAACGTAGATACTATCGCGCGATTAATTATATTTTGACGGAAGCGGATTTTGAAGAGGATTTGGAGGAGGAAAACAATGAAATTTAAAAAAGGTGACAGAGTAGAAGTTATTTGGCGAAGTGAGTTGCATCAGGGCTTGGTAGAAGAGGTTATTGAATTAACTGACGAATTAACTGACGAATTAATGGTTAAATTAGCTAAGAAGCCCGCGATAGATTATTTATTTAAACAAAATCAAGTTAGCAAAGTCGAACTTGTGAAAGTGCCGAAATTTGTAGCTGATGCAATCGGTACCTTCCAAGAAAAGGAGTATGACCTTGCTGTAGCTATTGACTACGAGACATATACGGATGAGTGTGTTAAGGAACTGTCACTAGATAAAACCATGTGTGGGTGGTTATGGGAAACATCTAATCAAGAACTATTCGCACGAGCATGGATGGATGGTTATGAGATTGAGCAAGAACAACTGTTCATAATGCCCATCCCATATTCCGTTCTACCTGTTCATTATTATATTAATCGACTAGATGAAATTTCCTTTAAACAAGGTAATGCACAAAAATTCACATGGAATGAAATAGAAAAATATTTCCCGGAAATTACAAAATACGCAGTGAAAGTTGAAGGGGTGGCGGAATGATAACATTTCAAGTAGACGATGAAATATACATCGCAAGAGTGCTTTCGGGGCTGCGTTTTATCGGTTCCTTTTATGATGAACGGCGAATGATACAAGCTCATTTACCTTTAATTAGTCTATTCAAAACCGTTGATTCAGAAAATATTGATGAGTTTAAGACTGAAGATACAGAAGTAGAAACGATGTTATATAAAGGTTTGTTAAAAGCGAATGGAAATAATACGAGCAAAGTCCCGTTTGGGAAAGTTATTGAATTAGCAATTTGTGCATTGAATGCGAACGATGGTATCACAGCTGATAATATAACTCACTTGCTCTCAAGCAGATTGATATACACGGTGTCTGGCTTTTACGAATATCAAATCGCAGACATAATCAACTGGTACTTTAACGAAGATGAAATGATCACAAGAAAATTGCTCGATGAATTTTGTGAGTTCGTTATGAAATTAAGGCAAGAAGTGGAGGCGGAGTAGATGAAGACTACTGATATTTATAATTTTAGACAATTGTTCTTTTTAGACAAGTTTTTGGTTGGTCATAAAGGTTTTGCGGCCGGAGGGTGTTTCAAAAACATATTTAACAACGAGCCGGTAAAAGATATTGATATATTTTTTATAAAACAGGAAGATTTTATTGAAGCTAAAGAACATTTTTTGGATTTAATAAAAAAGGAACCCGACAATTGGAGCAAGTCATATAATAACAAAAACGTATGGGCAATATACTCTATAAAAGACAAGATTAGAATCGAACTAATTAAAAGTGTCTTTGGAACTCCAGAACAAATAATAGATGATTTTGATTTTACAATTACAAAATTTGCATATTATACTGACTATGGAAAAGCTGATGAAGATGATTATCTAGCGCAGTTTGAAGTTATGTACCATGAAGACTATTTTGAGCATCTTCAAACGAAAAGTTTAGTCCTTGATAACGCTATTCCTTTCCCTATATCAACTTTCAATCGCAGCTATAAATATCAAAAATATGGATATGGTCTTTGCAGAGAAAGCAAAATTAAATTGCTTCAATCAATATATGATTTACCTAGTATTGACGCGGAGCAATTAGGACTTTCCCTGTACGATGGAAAAGATTGAACTTTTGGAGGTGTCGGAATGAGAATGTTTAAAGCAACTATTTATTATGTTGATGAGGAGTCGACAATTCGTGATGAATCAGATTTTAAAGACCACCTAGAATACATGTTTGAGCGATCGTATGGCATTACACACTTTGAAGACATAGACAAATCGAACGAATTCGAATGGGACGACGATATTGATATAAATTCTACGAAGGCTGGCAAGGAGACATACGAAAAATACTTTGATAAGAAGGTGTCGGAATGAACGAACAAGAAGCGAAAGCGATTGTGTTGGAGTGGTTGAAAGAACAGACAGGTAAAGCAGCCAGCCCATTAATTACTATAAACTATTTTGAAAACGACTTTTTTTCTTATGATTTACCTGGTGAGGTAGTACAGGCATACGATTCAATCAGCCGCCATACTGAATACGAACTTCTAGCCGAATTTGCAGCGTGGGGATTGAAGGAGGGTGCAGCGAATGAGCAGTGAACCTTTAGGTAAGAAGACAATTACGGTAAATTTCTATAAACCCTCTGGAAAATGGTATGCAGGAGGGACAGCAGTAGTAAGTACCTATATCTTTGATGAAGAGGCATTCTTAGAGGAGATAGGAAAGACAAATACTTGTTTCAAGTGGGATTGGCGTAACAGTAGTTTTGACTTGGTCACTAATTATGAAAGTGACGACCCAGAAGATAGGTACTTCTGTAATTATTTATGGAAACTAGCGAAGGAGTGGGATTAAGTTGAGCAGTGAACTAGTGAAGAAGTTGGATGCGGAATGGCATAAATGGGACGACAGTACAAACAACAATTAAAACAGACAGTTTAGAAGTTTTTAGAAATAAACAAACAGGCACTATAGTAAGGGTTGAATACAATTTTTTTGATGAAAGTTCTCGACGAATATATGTCATTGATATATCCGAGATAGCTTACATCACATCTGAGCTGGTATCATGACAAATTATCACATCACCATTTCCGCTTATGAAAATATCATAAAACAAACGCTTATTGAATTTATAAAAAATGATGAAACAGATTTTAGTATTGTTGCAGAGGAGGTTGAATAACAATGACAAAACAAATCATCATCAACGAAGCTAACAGTTTACTTCACAGAAAAAGCAAAGAGCTAAGTAAATCAATCATCAAAACGCCTAAAGATCTCGAACGTTTCGCGGTTGGACTGGATAAATTATCACAAGACATGTGGGACTATAAAAATGAATTGGAGGCGATAAAATGAGTATTCAAGCAGGCGATAAAGTAGAAGTGCAGGATAGAACAGGAGTGACTGATTTATGTGTTGATGGAGAACAGTTTTATGTTCTCATTAACAATGATGGGTTGCTAACTGTGCAAGATACTGACGGTTTTTCATCTTTTAATATTCCGTGTAGACAAGTGAAGAAAGTGAAAGAAGAGAGTCAGCTAATAAGTGAACTTTACAAAGAAGCTTATGATGTTGAATTCCGCTTGTATTTTGCTAATGTTTCAGATGCTACTAATTTTGTGTCAAAAGTTGAAAAACCTAAATTTGAACAGTCAATGGATGTGAAATGGTTTTCGGCAACAAACGGAAAAATAACTGCTACTGCATTTTTAAAAAAGGAGGACTAAAATATGACAACACTTTATTCCATTCAAGAAAAGTATCAACAGTTATTAAATTTAGCTGAGCAATTAGATCCAGAGACATTAAAAGATACCCTTGAAAGCATAGACGATGAATTAGAAACAAAAGCAGAAAATGTTTCGTTTATTATCAAAGAGCTAGAAGGACAATCACTTGTTTTAGATGTAGAAATTAAACGTTTATCAGAACGAAAAAACACGATTAACAATAATGTGAAGCGACTGAAACAATCACTACATGATGCTATGCTAGTTGCTAATAAGCAAAAAATAAAAACGAATCTATTTACATTAGATATTCGGAAAAACCCTCACAGTGTACTTGTAGAAGATGAGAGGAAGTTAATTAATTATTTAGTTGAACAACCTAAGAAGCTGGATAAGGCTAAGTTAAAAGATGATTTGAAAAAAGGCATTGATGTACCAGGAGCCGTTTTGGTTCAAACGGAAAGACTACAAATAAAATAATAAGTAAGGAGGAATTTCATTGGAATTTATTCAATCAGAAAAAATGAAAAGGTCGGAGTATTTCAATATTATGATTTATGCAAAACCGGGCGCTGGAAAGACAACGACAGTTAAGTATTTAAAAGGGAAAACTTTAATGTTGGATTGTGATGGTACATCAAAAGTATTAAGCGGATTACCTAATATCACGATTGCGACATTAGACCCTCGAAATCCCGTACAAGATATGGCTGATTTTTATGGATATGCGAAGGCACATGCAGAGGAATATGACAATGTAGTAATTGATAATTTAAGCCATTATCAAAAATTATGGCTAATGTTTAATGGGAGAAATACAAAGTCAGGTCAACCAGAACTGCAACACTATGGAATATTTGACACACATTTAATAGATTTGATATCCGTGTTTAATAATTTACCAAACACAAATATAGTATATACCGCTTGGGAAAACACACGACAAATACAGATGGAAAGCGGACAGCTTTATAACCAATTTTTACCAGATATTAGAGAAAAGGTAGTTAATCATATTATGGGTATTGTTCCTGTAGTTGCAAGATTAATAAGAAATCCTGAGACAGGTCAGAGAGGCTTCTTACTCACAGAAAATAATGGTAATTTTGCAAAAAACCAGTTAGATAACAGAGAGTTTGCTTTGCAAGAAGACCTATTCAAAATCGGTGATGTTGATGCTGAAGCTTAGAGATTATCAAATCGATACAATCAACGAAGTAAGGGAGGCTTTTATTAGAGGGTGTAAACGTCCGTTAGTTGTTTCGCCCTGTGGTTAGGTTCAGGCAAATCGGTTATTTTAGCAGAGATTATTAGGCGAACCACAGAAAATAAAAATCATGTTTTATTCCTGGTACACAGGAAAGAATTGATTGATCAGATTCAAAATACACTCGAAGTGAGTGGGGTTGATATGAAACACGTCACTTTAGGAATGGTTCAGACCATTGTTAGACGGTTAGATCACACACCTCAACCAGAATTAATAGTCATTGATGAAAGCCATCACATCTTAGCGAACAGCTACAAAAAAATCATTGAATACTTTCATGAGGCACGAGTTATCGGATTTACGGCAACACCTGTCCGAATTAATGGCGGGGGATTAGGCGATATCAACGATACGTTGATTGAGAAAGTCAATGCCAAATGGTTGATTGAAAATAGCTTCTTATCACCTTATAAGTATTTTGCACCGGAAGTTATTCAAACAAGTAACTTAGACATCAAACGAACCGGGGAGTATGACATCACACAATTAGACGATCAGTTCAATCAACGAAAAGTATGGGGAGACGTGATCAAGCATTATCAAAAATTAGCCGACGGACAGCAAGCTATTCTTTACGCTTCTTCTCTCTATCAAAGCCAAAAAATGGCAGCTAGTTTTGAACAAGTGGGTATCACTGCAGCACATATTGATGGCAAAACACCAAAGGCGGAACGCGATCACATTATCCAACAGTTTCGAAATGGCGAGATTAAAGTGCTATGTAACTTAGATTTGATTGGCGAAGGATTCGATGTGCCAGACTGTTCTACTGTGATTATGTTACGCCCGACACAGTCTTTGTCTCTCTACATTCAGCAATCTATGCGTGGCATGCGTTACCGTCCAGAAAAAACGTCCATCATCATTGATCATGTAGGCAATGTAAGTCGGTTCGGACTACCGGATATGGAACGCACATGGACGTTAGAACCGAAAAAAGGAAGTAATAGCAAGAAAGCAGAAGCACCAGTGAAAATATGTCCCGATTGCTTTATGACAGTCTTATCCAGCAATAAGCAATGTGAGCATTGCGGGCATGAGTTTAAAGTGGAAGCAAAACCGATCCAAATCGACGACGCAGCAGAACTTCAAGAAATTACTGAACCAATATTTCAAGTGGACTACAGTAGTCCGAACGATTGTAAAAATATGAAAGAACTATATGAGTATGCGAAGCAGCATAACTATAAGCGAGGGTGGGCATACCACCAAGGAAAAGTAAGAGGATTTATCAAATAAAAAAATCGAAAGAAGGAATTTAATTATGTTTAAAGTAGATCATAAGGATGTTTTCACAAATGGAGTAGAAAATGGTACGTATGAGGTGGTTTTATACAACGCAAATGAAGATGCGACAAAAAACGGAGCGGAGTTCATTAATATTGATTTAATTATCCGTAATGATGTAAATCAAAAATTCCAGAATGCGCATATTTTTCACCGAGTATGGAAAGCAAAAGCAACAAATGAATATAGTCAAACAGCATTAAATACAATCGCTAAAGCAATCCAATTACCTAACGGCAAAGATTATAATACATTGGATGAATTATTAAAAGACCTGTTAACTAAGACATGCCAAGTTACTGTGAAAAATGAAGAGTCTGAGTATAATGGTCAAATTTATAAAAATTTAAATGTGAAAGCGTGGGCTGAAAGTAAAATTACTGGACCATTACAACATGTATTTAAAAAGAAAGATGCTGAACCTATGCCAGAAATAAACGAGAGTAATCTACCGTTCTAAGCAATGAGAGGAGCGCACAAACGTGTATGAACAAATTCCGGACGAATTAAAAAAATTAAAACAATGGTGCGCTTTTCAACTTGTTTGGGATGAAGAGCGTGGCAAAAACAAAAAAATACCGATGAACGCAAACAACGGTTCATACGGTAATAGTGTAGACGAACGGACATGGGCAGATTTTGAAACTGCCCTTGATTCCCTCGAAAAATATCAATTTGATGGGTTAGGTTTTTACTTTAAGAAACCATATTTCGGTGTGGATATTGATGATATAAAGGATGAAATTGAAGATTACCTTTATGGTAATACAGAAAATATTGCTGGTGAATTTATTCAAACGTTGTCTAGTTACACAGAATACAGTGTGAGCGGGACAGGAATTCATATTATTGCAAAAGGAAGTTTTCCGGAAGGTGGTCGGCGTAAAGGAAACATTGAAATGTACCCGGACGGTCGATTTTTCGTTATGACAGGTCAAGTAATTGATAACTACAGACAAGTCAATGAAGCGACAACGGCAATACAATATTTGCATACGAAATACATTGGGACTAATGAAGTAAGACAAATAAATAATTTACAATCTACAGTTGATTTGCCTGTAAGTGATATTATTCAACGTGCTGAACGAAGTAAACAAGGCGCACAATTTAAAACACTTTACGACGGATTATGGGATGGATTATATCCCTCACAATCCGAAGCAGACTTAGCTTTTGCAAATATGCTGGCATTTTGGACAGGATGTAATGCAGAAAAAATGGACGAAATTTTCCGTTCAAGTGGTTTGTATCGAACAAAATGGGACCAAAAACGTGGAGCGCAATTATATGGAGAAATGGTTATTAATAAAGCGATTGCCAATACGTCAGAGGTTTATCAACCAGGAAGTGATTTAGAAGGTTACTCGATCACTGTGAAAAATCAGAATCGAACTGCTCGAAAAGTATATGGTTTAGATGATACTGGAAATGCAGAACGTTTCCGTGATAAATTTCATGACATTGTTCGTTTTTCATACATTAACAAAGGATTCTATTTCTACGATTCGAAAGTTTGGAAATATGACAACATAGGCGCTGTAAAAACACTTGTTGATGATGTGATCAAAGATATGAAGAGTGAGTTTGCTTACATGGAAAATGAATCAGATGCAGAAAAAGCATTTATGAAACATTTAAAAGCAACAAGAAGCAACAAAGGTAAAACGAATATGTTAAAAGAAGCACAACATTTAATGCCAGTTTTGCCTGATGAATTCGATCGCTACAAATATTTTTTGAACACACAAAACGGATATATCAATTTGCAAAATGGAGAACTTATCAATCATGACAGGCAAAAAATGTTTACAAAAATTAGCAACATCGAATATACAGATAAAATTGATGCGCCACTTTGGCAAGCGTTTTTAAAGGATATTTTTGCTGGTGATAAAGAGTTAATCGATTATATTCAAAAAGCAGTCGGTTATTCATTATCAGGATCCACGTCAGAGCAAGTCATGTTTATCCTTTTCGGCAATGGGCGAAATGGGAAATCGGTTTTTCTTGATATTATCAACGATATTTTTGGTTCCTATGCGACCAACATCCAGCCACAGACAATCATGGTCAAACAGCAGTCTAGTAATGCAAACAGTGATATTGCCCGTTTACATGGCGCCAGGTTCGTTACAACCACCGAACCAAATGAGGGTGTACGTTTAGATGAAGGACTAGTTAAACAGCTCACAGGTGGCGACAAGGTCACTGCACGACACTTGTATAAGGACGAATTCGAGTTTACACCCGAATTCAAAATCTGGATGGCAACCAACCATAAACCAATTATCCGAGGGAGAGACGATGGAATATGGCGTCGATTACATTTAGTACCTTTCACAGTAAAAATACCTGACGAAAAAGTAGATAAACAGCTAAAATATAAACTTCGCAGTGAATTGACTGGGATATTAAACTGGGCTGTAGAAGGATTTCTTAAATGGCAAAAGGAAGGCTTGGGAATGCCGAAAGCAGTTGAAAATGCTAGCTCTGAATATAAATCAGAAATGGATGTTATTACTGCATTTATTGAGGATTGTTGCGAAACAGGCGAGAACAAACAGATCAATGCTAAGACTCTCTACGAAACATATAGAGAGTGGGCAAAAGATAATGGACAGTATCTAATGAGCAGCACGAAGTTTGGGAAGGAAATGGGTTTGAAGTTTGAGAAGAAGAAAAGTAATTCTAAAAGAAATTATGTTGGAATAACACTTAATAATGAGTATTTCAAACTTAATTTGAATTTCTAAACAGGGCAGGTTTAGTTAAAACTTGCCCTCGCTTCTATCGGTTGCAGGAGAAAGGGTTTCAGCGTTTTTTATTTTAAACAGGGCAGGTTTGACTGTTTTTCCCGAAACTTCTCTATAAAACTTTCCTAGTAATACTTTTCCTATTTTACTACTAACTTGCCCTGTTAATAAAAAAAGTATTAATAAAGTAAGTAATAGCAACGGGTTTCAAGCAGGGCAGGTTTGAACCAACTTGCCCTTAACCTGCCCTGACTTGCCCTGTTTTAGCTAATAATTTAGCACTTTTTAACCAACACATAACATACGTTCGTATTTTTGACCAAAGGAGTGATTAAATGACAGCAGAAATGGATATACAGAATTCTATACGTTTAGAACTTTCCCGCCATGGGCATTACGTTTTCCGTGCCAATGTTGGCAAAGTGAAATTACCAAATGGACGAATTTTTGATACAGGATTACCGAAAGGTTTTCCAGATTTATTCGGATTTCGCGGAACAGATGGAAAAATGTTTTTTATTGAAGTGAAAAATGAGATAGGGAAGTTACGACAAGAACAGAAAAACTTTCAACAAGCGATGGAAATAACGCCAGCTATCTGTGGAGTAGCAAGAAGTGCTGCAGAAGCCGTGCGAATTGTGGAGGAGGGGTAAAATGAAGCTAAGAGATATTACAAACAGTAAATGCGATGTTCGGGAGTATATGAATGTTGATTTTCCAGATTGGCTTTTAGAACAACTAAAGGACGAAATAGATTTTGATATTATTGAGGCGTTAAAAGAGTATGCCGTTATTTATGTGAAGCATAATGCGCTGGAAAAAGAAATAGAACCTTTTGATATTTATAAAAAAGTAGAGGATGGGTAAAAAATGAAGAGCGACGATTAAAGATGTGAGGAATTTAGAGACCAAGGCAGTCAAAATAAATGGGAAGACTGCAAGGGTTTATCAGAAGTGTTAATTGTGCGGAATACGAGTAATATTCTGACAATTGGTTACAGAAAAATGTAACCCGAAGCAAAAAATGTAACCTCCCAAAATCGCATAGTACCAGTAGCAAGACACGTAAAAGTTACAAGTTACATTTTTTTCTTAATAAAAAGTATTATATTTAATTTATATTTAAGAACTGTATACGAAAATAAAAACTTTTTCGCCGTTTTTTTGTAACCTGTAACTGCGTTCTGGGATAGTGGGTTTGACGGTTACAGGTTACAAAATAGGTTTTGTAACCGAGTGATTTTGAAAATCGTGGAGAGATAACAATGTTCAGTCATATTCAAAAATTTATAAACAGATGGAAATTTAATCAAGGATGTACATTGAAGCTATGAGTCTTGATGCGACAATTCCATTAAACAAGGAGGAAAAACGAATGAAAATATATCACACAGAAACACAAGAAGATTTTGATGCATTGTTGGGAAAATTGAAAAATGAAGGGTATAGCTGGTTTTTCGGAGAGGTTATTCCGTCATATGACTCGGAACTTTGGGAACGGTATAAGCAAGATACTGTTGTGCATATAGAGGAAGAAGGAGTAAGTTGGGGGAGTCTTTCTTATGCTAAATATTTACACCCCAACACACCAATTGAAAAATACAAAGCGAAACAAGACGAAGTTGCAAAGTGGTTCGGTGGCGTTACAAAAGCCATGAAAGCATTTTCATCCAATGGAGTATCTATGAAAAATGAAAATAACGACAAAGTAAATAATCCTGCACATTACACAGCAGGTGGTATTGAAACACTAGACTACATCAAGGCAAAAGTATCTGATTATCCGTCATATGCTGTAGGAAACATACTTAAATATGTCTCAAGATACGAGCACAAGAATGGCATTGAGGATTTAAAAAAAGCGCAATTTTATTTAAATAATTTGATTGAATGGATGGAGAGTGATTGAATGTTTAAAACATTAAGTTCATTTTATTTTTCTATGATTTTCATTATCGTATTATTGCGCGCTTTCGGCTTTCTTAGTCTTGCAGAAGCAGAATTTAGTTTACTATTAATCATTTCTCTTGTCATGGTTGAGGATATGAATGGGAGTCGTAAATGACAAGTGACTCTTCGCCTTTACAAGTATTGCTAAAATATAAAAAAATTGGGGCTGGTTGACAATGGAGGAATATGTAAATATCAGTTTAGATAAATATGAAAGGTTAAAAATGTTTGAAAATGATAAATACGAAAAAGATGCTAAGGAATTTCTAAAAAAGTTTACTAACTTCACAACGATATTTGGAAATCAAAATGAAGAGTATTACACGGCGCATGTCAACAAGGAAGAACTGAAAAAACTAATTGAACAAATACTAGGCAAAACGTGTGAGATAGAATTTTATTAGGAGAGTGATACAATGTCAAAACGATTACGACAAGCACATTATAAATTAATTGAAGATGAACTTCGTTACTATCATTCTACTAAAAAAGAAATGTTAGAGAAACGCGCAAATATTGTGATGGGATCTATGCATCAAGAATTTAGGGACGAGAATCGAGGTGGAAGTTCGTCTGGACAAATATCAAATGAAGTAGAACAGCGTGTTATGCTTTTGCAAGTCGATAAAGAAATACAAAGAATGTCTGATATTGTCAGAGCAATTGATACGGTATTGAGCACTTTGTCTGATGAAGATAAGCAACTGATTCATTTTAGATACTGGGATAGGAGTAGACCAACATGGTTATGGATTGCATGTAAGTTGAATATTAGTGAAAGCACAGCTAAAAGAAAACGGAAAGAGATTATTTATAAAATTGCCGCGCGATTAGGTTATTAAAAAAGTTGACCCGTTTATGACCCGTTTGACATGTTTTTTCATGTTAATATTATAGGGTAGAGAAGTGAATGGAATTCCAAACACAACTGTCATGAGTTGATTCACTTCTTTAAAACCCTTTTACCATCTGTGCTAGTCATGGGTGGTTTTTTATGTCTTGAATGGGACTTGTAATTTAATTGACATACATGTATATTTAAAGTAAAAAAAGGGTGGAAGATGAAGATGGCAAATACTCCTGAAGATTTAACTAGTGAATCTATTACTTTTAAAATTACTGGAGATGACATGGTTAAAGAAACTGGTTATAGTCTGGATAAAGTTTTAGAATCTTTAACTTCGTTTGAAAATTTGGTAAACAAAACATACTTACATTTTAATAACAAAAAAAGGTTTACCAAGGAAGATAGAGAGCAACTTACTATAAAAATAAATGAAGTAAAAGAAGGTTCTTTTTTAACAGTACTGAGTGTGATATACACATCCACTCTGATTCCTTTGGTGCCCATTGCTATTGATCATGGGCCAGTTATCATGAAATCAATTAAACATGTGTATGATTTTTTGAAAATTAAAGCTACCGCTGATAAGGAGGGGAAGAAGATGGAAATTAATCAAACGCCAGCTTCTGGCGCAGTGGCGGTGGTAAATAACGCTGATAACACTGTTACAAATATTATCATCGTAAATGCACCAGAAGGCATTCCTGAATTAGCAAAAACTTTAGCGGCACCTATTAAAAAAATGAGTGATTCTATAGATGGAGAAAGCGTCAAATCAATTAGTATTAGTAGTGATGAGGAAATAACAATCACCCATACAGAGAGAGAACTCTTTTCAAGTAACACTATGATCACTGAAGAACCTATTAGTATTTTGGGTAAGATTGTTAGTGGCAACTATAGGAATCAAACTGGCAATATTGAAATAACAGAGTGTGCTGATAAGCGTATAGAAGCTGGAGAATCATACTCTTTTCAAGTTGAAGGAGATTTGCGAGCCGAAGAAAAGTGGAAAGAAATGTTTTTAGATGTTAAACCATATTATTGTAAGTTGAGAATATCTTATGATATGACCAAAGATAATCCTTATAGTGTTCAACAAATAATTATAACCGATTGGGATCGGGAAAATTGGGAGCAGGAGGAAGATGAAGAATAGACAAATGCTGATGTAATTATGCAAGGTGCAAATCCTTGCCGAGTATATTAATGACAATGCCTTATCTCTATTTAATAGCAGATACGTTCTGATGTTAAGGCTTTATAATCTCCACCCTTGTGAAAGCCAAAGGCAAAACAACACGGTGAGTAGTGCAAGATAAAAACCTATCACTGACGAGTGATACCGTAGAAGTTTAAGTGGTTTTATAACCACGGATACATAGAACAATGAAGTCCAGCACATTCGTGTTGGGCTTTTTATATAGGGGTGGATTGATGCTAACACAAGCAGAACGTCATACATTCTACAAGTCAAAGGCATGGGTAAGCATACGTAAAGAAGTATTAAAGCGTGATAACTATGAATGTCAAGAGTGTAAGAGGCAAGGCAAGGTGTTTACTGATTATCATGACCCAAACAAGCATAAAAGACTCGATGTAGACCATATTAAGGATTTAGAACATCATCCTGAACTTGCGCTTGATATAGATAATCTCACTACTCTGTGTGTAAAGTGCCATAACAAAAAACATAATCGCTTTCAATTTAGAAGGAAGATAAATAAATGGGTGAACGATGAACGATGGTGACACCCCCGGGTCAAAGGTTTGCTCTTTAATTTGGCTCTGGGGAACGGTGTGGGGGTCTTCTCCGCAGAAATATTAAAAAGTCTCATGAAGGAGGGAGGGTTGAAAGTGGAATATAACATAAAGAAATTGGAAAAAGAATTGTTATCAAATATTGATACTACTAGTCAGAAAGAACTCGAAAAAGTTAATCGTTATATTAATTTAATACGTATATATTACGAGTTAGACAAAAGCATTGAAGTGGATGGTGCTGTTGTTGTCACTGAAAACGGCTCGCAAAAATTCACGAAAACTAATCCAGCAATACAAGAAAAAAATCGAATCAACACTTCATTATTATCTATTGAACGTTCTTTTATATTCAAAGGCGAAAATGATAATCAAGATGGTAGTGACTTGATATGATATCAAATAAACACGTTGATAACTATATACAGTCGTATGAAAGTGGAAAAATACTACTCAATAAAGAGCGAATCGATCTAATAAATTACTTACAAAAACATGTTCTTAGTAGAGATGATATATATTTTGATGAGACACAAATAGAAAATTATATTGCTTTTAGTGAAAAATGGTACTTTCCTTTGGATAACTGGGAAAAGTTTATTGCACCATTTATTTTTTTATATTTTAAAGAAGACAATGAACTGTTTTATGAAGAGTTCTTTATAACACTTGGTCGCGGTGGCGGTAAGAACGGGTTTATAAGTACATTATCAAATTATTTTATAAGTCCGCTACATGGGATTAACAATTACGATGTTTCGGTAGTAGCGAATTCCGAAGACCAAGCGAAAGTTAGTTTTAAAGAAGTATTTAATACAATAGACGGAAATCCTAAATTGGAAGGCAGCTTTGACGCGTGGAAAGCACAGATTATTGGCAAAGGAACCAACAGTGTTTTTAAATTTCAAACGTCAAATGCAAAAACTAAAGATGGTGGTCGTGAAGGCTGTGTTATTTATGATGAAACACATGAATATGAAGATAGACAAATAATTGATGTATTCTCTGGAGGACTTGGCAAAGTCGCAAATCCCAGAGAATTTTTTATTGGCACTAATGGATTTGTAAGAGCGGGATTTTATGACAAGTTGGAAGAACGTAGTAAAGCAATTTTAAGTGGTGAAAATCTTAATGATCGCATGTTTCCTTTTATTTGTAAGCTAGATAATCCAGAGGAAGTCAAGAATGAAGATATGTGGGAAAAAGCAAATCCTGCTTTTGAAAAGCCATTAAGTCCTCGTTCTAAACGCTTACTAAATAAAGTTAGAAAACAATATGAAGCATTAACGAATAATCCAAGCGGCAGAGAAGCATTCATGACTAAACGAATGAACCTTCCAGAAGTAGACTTGGAAAAGGTAGTAGCACCGTGGGAAGATATTCTCGCAACTAACCGAGAAATGCCAGAACTCCAAAACCGAGCTTGTATTGGTGCGTTTGACTATGCAAGCGTTAAGGACTTTGCGGCTGTTGGATTGCTGTTTCGTGTAGGCGACGATTATATTTGGAAAACGCATTCCTTTGCTAGAAAAGGATATTTGGATATCGCAAACCTTAAACCACCCATTAAAGAATGGGAAAAACAGGGATTATTGACCATTGTAGATGAACCTACAATCGACCCTCGTCATGTGGTCAATTGGTTTGTTGAAATGCGAGAAACATATGGTATTCAAAAAGTAATTGGAGATAATTTCCGAATGGACCTGATGCGCCCGCTGTTTGAAGCAGAAGGATTCGAACTGGAGATTATTAGAAATCCACGTGCAGCTCATAGTTTGCTAGCTCCGCGAATTGAAACACTATTTGCTAATCATCGTATTGTGTTTGGAGATAATCCGTTAATGCGATGGTATACAAATAATGTTGCAGTGAAAATCAAACCGGATGGGAATAAAGAGTATCTTAAAAAAGACGAGCATAGACGTAAAACTGATGGATTTCAGGCTTTTGTCCATGCTCTTTGGCGTGCGGATGAAATAGAAGATATTGATGTAGAAGAGGTATTGAACATGCTTAACGCGATTGCGTTTTAAGCTGAATAACTATAGACCTAAATGTTTGGATATGGTGGAAAGTGCATACTTTCCTGCTAGTTCTGCAGTTACTAACAGCGAAGCAGAAGCAACTTTGTCAGCTATTTGTTTTACTTTTTTCCATGATTCATTGTCTCTGATATTATCTAAAAATAGATGACCTTGCCAGGTAATGGATTCTATTGAAACATCGTATTTAGAACCCGACTGTATGAAAGTTCTAGTTGTTAAGAAACCAGCTTCGCTTAACTTTTCTATACAGTAGTTTACGTCATCTGAACCAAATTGCTTGTGTGCATTAAAGTCTAACAATTGATTATAGGCTAAATATCCACCATAAGGCATTCTTTCTTCTATATCTAGCATAACTTGACGAACGCAGTCTTGATTTAAACGCAATATAATCACCTCCCTATTTTAAGGTGATTATAGCACAAGGAGGTGATAAATTGGGACTCTTTACAGAACTGTTTAAAAGAAACAAAGAAATTGAGTGGATGTGGGATTTAGACTTTTTAGAGGACAAAACTACAAAAGTATATTTAAAGAAAATGGCTTTAAATACATGTGTAAAACATATCGCGAGAACCATTGCAAAATCTGATTTTAGGTTAAAAAATGGAGAAATTAGCGTGCGGGATAAATTGTATTATAAGTTAAACATTCGTCCAAATACAGATATGAGTTCAAGCTCATTTTGGGAGAAAGTGATTTATAAGCTAATTTATGATAATGAGTGCTTAATTGTCCTTTCAGATACAGACGATTTTTTAATTGCTGATAGTTATGTGAGAAACGAGTTTGCGTTATTTCCAGACATTTTCGAAGGAGTTACAGTGAAAAATTATTGTTACGAGCGAAAGTTCAGCATGGATGATGTTATTTTCTTAGAATATGGAAATGAACGATTGTCGGCATTCACAGATGGGATGTTCGAGGATTATGGAGAGTTGTTTGGAAAAATGATTCGCGCACAAATGCGCAACTTTCAAATTCGTGGAGCTGTCAACTTCAAAATGGCAGGCGTTGCAGATAAAGATAAACAAATAAAGCTACAAGAATACATTGACAAAGTCTACGCCTCGTTTAGCAACAACGAAATTGCGATTGTTCCTCAATTGGAAGGCTTCAATTATGAAGAATTTGGAACAACAAGCGTGAATAATAGTCAAAGTTTTGATGAAGTTAAAAAGTTACGTAAAGAAATGATTGATTATGTGGCAAGTATTCTCGGCATTCCTTCTTCTTTATTGCATGGTGACATGGCAGACTTGAGTAACAATATGAAAGCTTATATGGAATATTGTATTGATCCACTCACTAAAAAACTAGAAGACGAATTAAACGCTAAATTATTTACTTCTAGCGAGTTTTTAGCAGGTGAACATATCAAAATCATACACAAAAAAGACATTATAGAAAATGCAGAAGCTGTAGATAAGTTGGTTGCTTCTGGTTCATTTAATCGTAATGAAGTTCGAGAATTATTGGGCGCTGAACGAGTAGATAATCCGGAATTAGATAAATATTTAATTACTAAAAACTATCAGTCAGCTGATGAAGGAGGTGAGAATGAATGAAGTTGGAGATTAAAGGAACGATTATTTCAAATAATCAAAAATGGATTTATGACATGCTTGATATGGAAAGTACTAGCCCAAGAGACATCGTTTTACCAGAAAACAATGAATCGATTGATGTGATTATCAATTCTGGCGGTGGTGATGTATATGCTGGTAGTGAAATTTATACTACATTGAAAGGATATAACGGAACTGTAAATGTGAAAGTTGTAGGTATAGCTGCTAGTGCGGCTTCGGTCATTGCGATGGCAGGAGATAAAGTGGAAATTAGTCCCACAGCCCAAATTATGGTGCATAATGTCGCTTCCGGAGTATTTGGTGATTATCGAGATCTTGAACATGAAGCAAAGGTTTCAAAAGGTTTCAATGTATCTGTGGCAAATGCTTACATGGACAAGACTGGAAAGAACATGGACGAACTATTAAACCTTATGGGCGAAACTACTTGGTTTAACGCACAACAAGCAGTAGAAGCTGGCTTTGCTGATGAAGTAATGTTTTCTAATGAAAAAGCACCGCAGTTAGTTGCCAGTCTCTCGCCGGTAATCCCACAGGATGCAATTGAAAAAATCATAAATAATATAAAACCGCCGCAGTTAGATATCGATGCAATTGTAGGAAAAGTAATAAATAAGTTAGAACAATCAAATGATAAAGAAGAGAAGCCGAAAAAAGAAAATATACATCCTTTCAAACGGTTTCTTTTTTAATACTAAAAAATAGGAGGAAATAGATTATGACTATCAAATTAAAAAACAACCTTGTAAATTACGAGGAAAAACGAACAGCTTTTGTCAATACTGTTAAAAACGAAGAGACACAAGAAATTCAAAACAAGGCTTATGTGGAAATGGTAGATGCAATGGCTGCTGATATTATGGATCAAGCCAAAAAAGAAGCGCGTCAAGAGGCGGACCAGTATATTTCAGCTAGCCGAACAGACAAAAATATCACGAATGAAGAAATTAAATTCTTCAATGATATTAATAAAGAAGTTGGTTACAAAGAAGAAACATTGCTACCACAAACAGTCGTGGATGAAATTTTTGAAGATCTAACAACTGAACATCCTTTCCTTGCATCTATTGGAATGCGTACAACCGGTTTACGTACTAAGTTCTTAAAATCCGAAACTAGTGGTCTTGCTGTATGGGGCAAAATCTTTGGTGAAATCAAAGGACAATTGGATGCTACATTCAGTGAAGAAGAATCTATTCAGAATAAATTAACCGCTTTTGTAGTAGTTCCTAAAGACCTTGAAAATTTTGGACCTGTATGGGTGAAACGTTTTGTAGTTACTCAAATTGAAGAAGCGTTCGCAGTGGCGTTAGAAAGCGCGTTTATTATTGGTGATGGTAAAGATAAACCTGTTGGTCTAACTCGCAAAGTTGGAAAAGGCACTAACGTAGTAGATGGTGTATATCCAGAAAAAGTTGCATCTGGAACACTGACATTTGCTAGCTCTAAGGTAACTGTTAATGAATTAACAGATGTATATAAATATCATTCCGTAAAAGAAAATGGCAAGCCACTAAATGTAGCTGGTGAAGTTACGTTACTAGTCAATCCTACAGATGCTTGGGACGTTAAAAAACAGTACACAAGCTTAAATGCAAACGGTGTGTATGTGACTGCTTTGCCTTACAATTTAAATATCATTGAATCATTATTCGTTCCAGAAAAGAAAGCTATTTCTTATGTTGCAAAACGTTATGATGCACTTGTTGGTGGAGCATTGAATATTTCTACTTTTGACCAAACGCTTGCATTTGAAGATCTTAACTTATATGCTGCAAAACAATTTGCGTATGGTAAAGCCAAAGACGAAAAAGCTGCCGCTGTGTGGACATTAAATATCAAACCAACAGATCAAACTCCGGAAGGGTGATTGTAAATGGCTAAATTTGAAGTATTAAAGAAATTCAAAGACAAAGAAACAAAAGAAGTATATGAAAAAGGAACTGAAATTGAATTGACTGTAAAACGTGCAGATGAAGTCGCTGACAATTTGGGAGCTTCTTTTTTAAAACGATTGGATGAACCAAAAAAAGATAAAAAAAAGTAGGTGCTGTACATGGAAGTATCAGATGACCTTCTTAAAAAATTTAAAGAGCGTATGCACATTTCTCACAATAGCGAAGATAGCAATTTAAAAGAGTTGCTATCTTTTTCTATTGCTGATTTACAAGAAAAATGCGGGCTGTTTAATGTAGATGAACATGTTAGGGCAAGAGAATTGGTCATTGATCGTACTAGATATGCGTATAATGATTCGATAGAATTCTTCAACGAAAACTTTCAATCACAAATAACTAGCTTAGGCTTCTCTCTCTATGCAGATGAAAGTGGTGAATCTGATGAAGTTTCAGTTTAAACCTCAAAAAGTTCAGAGTGGCGATTTACGTACTCCGGTTGTTTTTTTTGAATATCAGCCGGTAAGTGGTCCTTCACCAGGTGAAATAGAAAAGATTACTCTTTTCGAATGTTTTGCAGAAGTTTATAAACCATCCATGAAAGATTTAGAAATTTTACATGGCACGGGAACAAAAGAAGCTGTCACAATTAATATTCGAGACACTAAAGGTGAATATACAGTTAGTAACAAACATTATGTAGAAATATTAGATTATCGCTATTTGGGCAAAAGATTTAATGTGATTGATGTTAGCCAAGACTTGCAAAATAATCGCTTTGTAAATGTACTTCTGGGGGTTCAAACATGAGTGTAGAAGTTACTGGAGTAGAAGAGTTGGAAAGACAGTTAGTTAATTTATTTGGACGAGAAAACTTGCCACAATTAGTAGACCCTGCTCTAATTGCAGGCGCAGCCCTTGTTGCAAAAACACTTAAAAGTGAATTTGTTCAATTTAAAGACACAGGCGCATCTATTGATGAAATCAATATAGAAAAACCCGTGTATGACAAAGGGGTTAGAAGCATAAAAATTGATTGGAAGGGACCTAAAGACAGGTATAAAATAATTCATCTCAACGAATATGGTTATACAAGAAATGGTAAAAAAATCACACCAACAGGAACAGGTAGTGTTGCCAGGTCACTAAGAATATCTGAAAGAGCTTATAGGGCAATTGTACAGAAGAAAATAGGTGATAAACTATGATTGATATTTTGAATGTCATATATACAACATTAAGTAAAAACGATATCATTCACACTACTTGCGAAGAGAGAATTAAATATTATGATTTTCCAGGCACAGGTGATTCTACAAAAACCTTCTTGTTAATAATACCTTTAGATGTTCCAATACCAACTAATTTTTCAAGTAATGAATCCAGGATGGAAGATTTTTTAGTACAAATTGATGTGCAATCTAACGACAGATTAATAGTAAAAAAAATACAAGACGAAGTTAGAAAAGAAATGAAACAAATAGGATTTGGACAACTCGCTGGTGGTTTAGATGAATATTTTCCAGAAACAGGGCGATTTGTAGATGCACGAAAATATAGCGGATTGTCCTACAAACTATATCAATAAAAAATAATAGGAGTGAAATAAATGATTACAACAATCGGATTTGAAAAAGCAACTTTTGGAATTTATGATGAAAAAGACGAAAAGGTAACAGAAAAAGTAGAAGTAAATGGTAAGAATAAAAAAGGTGGTACGGTTGAAGCTGATATTTCTGGTCTTGATGCTGAAGCTATTAAAGTTTTCGCTTCGAACGGTCCATACTACATTTCCAAAAAAGGTTCTGGCGATGTTAAGCAAACAATCGGTATCATGGAACTTCCATTTGAATTAGGACAGAAGTTATTAGGTCGTCAAAAGAATGCAGATGGTATTGTAACTGTAGGGAAAAACACTGCTCCACCATATGCGTCATGCGTGATGGAAAGTGAAACGTTGCGAGGGGAGCCGGTGTTCTTTGCTTTATTAAAAGGAAAATATGGACAAGATGACGTTAAATTAAACACATCTGAGGACAAACCAAAGGAACCTGAAGCAACTAGTCTCACTGGTGAATTTGTTTATAATGATGCTGGGGACGTTTTCGCGATGGCTGTGGGCGAAGAATTCCGAGATAAAATTTACAGCATGGCTTTTCCTGGTTTTGTTGAAACACCAGTAGTACCGGAAGGATAAAAAATTTTAAGAGTAGGTGAAATCCTACTCTTTTTTGTTGACCAAAATCATAAAAAAGGTGGAGAAAATAGTGATTAAACTAGAAATATTTAATAAAAAAGAAAAAAAGAAAGAGCTATATGAGAGAGAAGATACATCTGTAATTGAATTAGAAGAATATTGGAAACTACAAGAAAAAATTAGAGAATACATCAATACTTCTGACGATCCAAAGAAAACGACAATTTTGGAAATGCAGTTAAAATTTATTGTGAAATTATTTGATGATGAAAACATTACAATAGATTTTCTTAAAAAAAATATTCCTTCGAAGAAATTAAACGATACGTTGGTGTCTGTCTTTCGGGAGATTTCACCAGATGAATACGAGGATGAAGATGGTGGAGATGAGGAAGCAAAGTAATAACGCTTACCGAGTTTTTGTCCGATCTCGATGCAATTAGGCGTTACTGCATGAAAGAGTATGGCTGGACAATTCGAGAAACAGATAATCAAGAGTATAAGAAGTTATGTCGTCTGATAATCGAAAAAGAAGAAGCAAAATCAGAAAATAACAAAGTTTCACTTGTTGACTTTGTATCACAATATCAAGATGTCAATCGAGGAAGGGGGTAAATAATGAATAAACTTCAAGGATTGTCGATTAACCTAGACCTTGATGCTACTAGAGTGGACGAGGGAATGAAAGGGTTGAAAAGGACTCTCGGTTCTGTGAATAGCGAAATGAAAGCAAATCTTTCAGCTTTTGGCAAGGGAGAAAAAACATTATCTCGTTATGAAACAGAACTGGATGGACTTAATAAAAAGTTATCTGTTCAGAGCAAAATGGTTTCTCAAACTAAAAACGATTTTAAAGATTTAGAAAAACGAAATGCTTCTTTAAATGGAGAGTTGAAAGACTCTAATAAAACGTTGACTGAGTCAAAAAAACGTTTTGAACAGCTTTCTAAATCTGGTAATGCAACTGAAAAAGAATTAAAAGAAGCGGAAAAAGAAGTCAACTCAAATCAAAAAGCATACAACAAACTTAACAAAGAACTACAACAAATGCCCAAAGCTTTATCAGCTGGACAAAAAGCAGTAAATAATGAAGTTGCAAATTACAATAATTTGCAAAGAAAGATTGATACTACCACAGAATCTTATAAGAAATTCAAGAGAGAGCAAGCTGTTAAAAGCTCACCGTGGGGCGCAATGACTCAAGATTTAGACAAGTATCAAAAAAAGTTAAATGAGACAGGTGATAAGCTTGTTGCCTTCGGAAAAAAAGGCAGTTTGTATATGGCACCTGTTGCGCTTGGTTTAGGTTTTGCTATCAAAAAAGCGGCTGATTTTGAACAACAAATGTCGAATACTCTTTCTGTTATGTCCCCTGGCGAGGTAAATCAATATAAAGATGCATTAAGAGAACTCGCTATTCAACAAGGTGCAGATACGAAATACTCCGCCTTAGAAGCCGCACAGGCACAAGAAGAACTTTTAAAGGCAGGTCTTTCAGTAAAAGATGTTATCAATGGCGGGCTTTCAGGTGCGCTTTCATTAGCAACAGCAGGTGAGTTAGATTTAGCTTCAGCGGCAGAAATCGCGGCTACAGTTTTAAACGCATTTAAGGATGATAATTTAAGCGTGGCGGATGCGGCAAACATTCTAGCTGGTGCGGCAAATGCTTCTGCCACAGGTGTAGAAGAAATGAAATTGTCTTTACAACAAGTTTCTGCTGTTGCCAGTGGTGTTGGTCTCTCGTTTGACGATACATCAACAATGTTAGCAGTATTTGCACAGAAGGGTTTAAAAGGTTCCGATGCAGGTACCTCTCTCAAAACAATGCTACAAAGATTGCATCCTACGACCAAAGCGGCATGGCAACAATTTGATGCTCTTGGGTTAAGCATTGTGGACAATGAAACTGCTATGAAAGTATTGCAAGAAAATGGTGTTAAACCACTCTCGAATGATACAGATAAATTAATGGGACAAATTCAAGATTTAGCTAAAAGTTTGGCAGGTCCAAAGGCAAGTGCTTCTAAAGTGAACAAAGAATTTGAAGAATTGACCGTTGCCACTGGCGCAGTCCACTCCGCATTTTATGATACAAACGGGGAATTAAAATCAGCAGAAGAAATATCTGGTCTATTGCAAAGTAGTCTAAAAGATTTGAACTCCGAACAGCGTAGTGCAGCGCTAGGTGCTATGTTTGGCTCCGATGCAGTTCGTGCTGGGAATATTGCTTATCGCGAAGGCGCGGATGGAATAAAGAAAATGCGCACTGAAATGGGAAAAGTAACTGCTGATGACGTAGCTAAAATGAAAATGGATAATCTGAAAGGTACTATTGAAGAAATTTCTGGTGCAATTGAGACCTTTGCTATCAGCATTGGAACATCATTGACTCCGGTATTACGTGGTCTAGGAAAGTACATTCAAAAAGCAGCAGATTGGTTCAATGGATTGAATGATAGTACTAAAACGGTTATCTCTACAGCAGGTGTAGTTGCGGTAGCGATTCCGGTTGCTGGACTAGCATTTGGATTTATTGCAAAAGGGGCAGCGGCTGCTATCTCACCTGTAAAGAAATTAACAGCCGCGTTAGCAGAAAACTCTGTTGCTGCTGGAACTAATGCAGCGACTACGCAACTTGCTGGAAACGCTTTGCCGGTAGCTGGAGGGAAAGGTAAAGGTTTCTTAGGTAAAGCTGGCTCGTTTTTTAAAGGAAGCAAAGGAACAAAAGCGCTATCTACGGCTGATATGGCTGGTGATATTGCGAGTTATAGCAAATTCGGAAAAATTGGGGCTGGTTTGAAAGGTATTGGAAAGGCACTACCTGGGCTAGGAATTGCATTATCTGCAACACAACTTATTGGTATTAATAAAAAAAATGCAGGGGATAAAGCTGGTAGTGCTGGTGGAAGTTTAGCGGGAGGCGCAGCTGGTGCAGCAATCGGAACAGCAATTGCCCCTGGAATCGGAACAGCTGTAGGTGCGGCAATTGGAGGTATTGCTGGAACTAAATTTGGACAGGCGTTTGGTAAAAAAATACAGAAGGAAATACCTGAATATAAAGCTAAATTTGATTTAATTTGGGAGGCACTTTCATTCTCAGCAAAAGAACATCCTATTCTATTGAATCCAGTTAATCAAATTAACGATCAAATTAAAATGGCAAAAGCGGGGTATGCAGCTATAAAAGATGTGTTTGCTAATCCTTTGAAAACGGATATTTCCGGAAAAGGTATTAGTAAAGATACAGCAAAAAATGTAAATTCTTATAAAACTATGTCTCAAAATGCAATCTCTGAATTAAAGTATTTGGAAATGTCCGGGGATGTAATCACTAAATCAACATCAGCTAAAATTAGTAAAAATTATAATGGGATGGTTGCTCTTGTAGAAAAATCTTTTGAGAAAACCAAAAAAAGTTCTGATAAGAATTTAAATACTTTGTCAAAAAATGGATTATTAGCAGAGCATGAAATGATTCAAATTCAATTAGAACAAAAAAGAAATCAAGATAACAAATTAGATGAAGTAAAGAAAAACAATGAACAAATTCAAAAGCTAAACAAAGATATGGCTACTAAAAATGCTGATATAACAAAGAAAGAGAAAGCGGACATAAAAGCGATTAACGACAAGGCTGCAAAGGAAGGTAGAGTATTAACCGCCTCAGAGGAGCAAAAAATTACAACTATCAAACGTAATGCTGCAAACCAACGCAAAACTAGTAATCAAATGTATAGTAATCAAATTCAAACAATATCTAAAAAACAAGAAACAGCAGTGGTTAGTTCTTTGAGTAAGTCTGCAAAAGAGCAAAAATTAATTTTAGGAAAACTGAAAGACAGTAGTGGGAAATTAAGTACAGAACAAGCTTCAAAAGTGGTTAGCGAATCGAAGAGAGCAAAAGATGAAGCAGTAAAAGAAGCTAACAAGAAATATAAGGATGTAGTTGCTGCTGCTGACAAAGAATATTATGTGAATGGAACTATTACGAAAAAGCAACATGATGATATTGTAAAAAAAGCAAAAAGCCAAAAAAACAAATCAGTAAGTGAAGCAAAAAAAATGCATAATGGCGTTGTTGATCAAGCAAAAAAACAAGCCTCTGGTCACCTGAAACAAGTAGATTGGGAAACTGGAGAGTCTTTGTCCAAATGGGATAACTTCAAAGCAGGTTTAGCTAAAGTAATTAACTCTGTCACAGGTGGAATAAATAAAGTATTAAAATTCTTTAGTTTACCTACCATACCAGAATGGAAACCAGCGGGTTACAACAATAACACTAAAACTTCAAAATCATCTAGCAAAAAAAGAACGTCGTATGGTAGTCAGCTAGCAATGGATTACACAGGTTCTAACAATGCATCCGGACAAATCATGGCTGGCGAAGAAGGATTTGAGATTGCATATAATAAACGCAAAGCACAAGCTCAGATTTTAGGTGCGAATGGTGCAGAAATAACGCATGTTGCGCCAGGTACTAAAATTTTGAATCATGCAGATTCGAAAAAAGTCATGCAAGGTGGACTTGGTAAAACATTACCTGGGTTTGCAAGTGGCAATTCAACGATCAATGATTTCTTAAGTGACGCTTGGAATGGGACAAAAGCGGTAGCTGGAAAAGTAGTTGATTTTTCTAAAAAAGCTTTTGACTGGGCAGCGCATCCTATCAAAAATTTAAATAAACTTTTTGGTGGCTTGTCTGTTGGCGTTAAAATGGGTAACGATGGTAATTTAGGTTCTGACATGCTGAACTATTTAAAAAACAGTATCGGCGCACCTTTGGAGAAAATGCTATCTGGTTTTAAAGAAACTGCGCCAGTGGCAGGACCGGCTGGGAAAGGTGCTTCGGCGTGGTCTAGTGTTATTAAGAAAGCGGCTCTAGCCATGAAAGTGGATTTGTCCGGTAGTGAATTAAAAGGCATTATTGCACAAATTCATCGTGAATCTGGCGGGAATGAAAAAATAACTCAGTCATCTGCTGTTGTGGATGTTAATACATTATCAGGCAACCCTGCTAAAGGTTTGCTTCAATATATACCGCAGACTTTTAACGCATACAGAATGAAAGGTCATAATAATATTTTTTCTGGTTATGATCAGTTGCTGGCGTTCTTCAATAACTCATCATGGAGAAACGACCTTCCCTACGGAAAACGAGGCTGGGGACCACGAGGGCATCGTAGATTTGCTAATGGTGGTTTTGTAAAGAAAAATGAAATGATAGAAGTTGCTGAGAACAATAAGCCGGAAGTAGTCATACCGCTTACTCGGAAAAATCGAGCGGTTCAATTAATCAAAAAAACAAAAGAAATCATTGGAATGAACGATGGAGGAAGTGTTGTTGTCAATAGTCCTGACAATTCTGACATGATTTTATTGCTTCAACAGCAGAATCAGATTTTGATGCAACTACTTCAAAAAAATAGTGACGTATACATGGACACAAATAAGGTCGGAAGTTTAGTGGAACCTGCAATTACAAAAATGCAGAACAATCGTATAAGTAGAAAAGACCGAGTTCAGGGGGTTAGAAAACGTGACTAGAATAGGATTTACGTACGCCGGAATTCATAGCAATGACATTCCAGCAGTTGTTAATAGTATCAAAAGAAATGCAATCAATATCACTGAGAATATCCAAGAAGTACCTGCCAAAATTGGTGGGTACTTTTTTGGTAATTCCGTTGGTACTAGAAGCTTTGACATTAATATTACGCTTATGGGGAAATCGGAAACTGAACGAGTAGAAATAGCACACGATCTTAATAACTTAATCATCCAAACTAACAGTTTTGAAAGCGAAATAATCTTTGATGATGAACCGGAATGGATTTATTACGGTCATTTTGCCCAAATGGCAGAGTTAACAGAATTACAGACAGATAATTATACAACAACCATTACATTTATATGTAGTGATCCTCGTGGATATGGAGAACAACAAGAAATTAGTTTACCAGAAAGCCCGGCTATAATCGAGGTGGCGGGTTCACAATCAACAAGTCCAATTATTCATGCGATAGCAACCGACGATTTAACTAGTCTATCATTTGCAACAGATGATGATTATATATTTCTAGGGGCTGATATTGACCCCGATACAGGACAAACAGCTGTGAAAATGTATGAGAACGTGTTGTCCGATAGAGCAAATGACATGACTTTGTGGGATGGTATTGGGCAAAGTAATATTACTTGGGAGCTAGAAAATGGTAAGCCTGCGAAAACAAGTTCATTTAAACAAACTATAAATACCATTCGTGTAAATTCCTATGGTGAAAAAACAGAAACCGCGCCTTACAAATCATGGAGAGGTCCTGTAATGAAACGAATGTTGACGTCAGAATTAGACAATTGGAAAGTCACCGCTCGATTGGCAAATATTACTCAAAAATATCCACGCGCTAGAACAAAAATAGAATTGTATTTATTAGACAAAGATAGCAAACGCATTGGTAAATTTATGATTAAAGATGCCCAAAATGGGAGAGCTATGAATTTGGGACTAGAGATTGGGAGAACAACGAAAGATAGATACCTTTTTGCTGCAACTGAGGGGAAAGTAGTTAAGAAAAAGAATACGAAAGTGGTTTATTCAAAAAAAGTACAACAAACAGTGAAGTATACAGAAAAAGGTAAAACAAAGACTAAGCAAGTTTGGAAAACAATAAACACGACGTATGAAGTCGGAAATAACTATAATGAATTTTCAGATGCGTACTTTAATCTATCTATTGAAAAGCGTGGACAGTTGTTTATTGCGGAAATAGTTAAATTGAACGACAAAGGTAGTCAAGCTTGGAAACGAACCTACAAATGGAAAGACTCAAATAACAAATTTGCTACTAAGTTAGCAGGCATCGGAATTTACATGGCCAAAATGGATATTCCAGAAGATTTTAATAATCAAACTTACAAAGACAATGATGTTGTTTTTTGCGACTTGGTTGTACAAAAAGTTAATCCAGAAGCAGATGTTAAAAATAATCCAGAGGTTATTATCCATAAAGGTGATGAGATTATGATTGATTGTGAAGCTGGGGTCATAATGAAAAACGGTTCAGTGTTCATGGAAAATTTAGCAATTGGAAGTTCATTTCCTTCGTTTTTTGGTGGCTATCAAACTCCAGTGGCTTTCAGCGAAGGAGCGGAGTGGTCCATAGAATACAGACCGACGACATATTAGGAGAGGTATAGAATGTTAACAATTCTAAATAGACAAAGAACAACTGTAGGCGTGTTATCTAATGACATGCCTTTTTCGTGTCCTTTTTGGGATGATGAGAGAAATGAGAAGCTTGAAAACTTTGATGACACATACACTGTTACCATCCCCGCAGAACATGAAATGGCTGAACATATTCACGAAGGTAATTATATTTTGTTTGAAGACGAACAAGCTAAGTTACGATTATTTCGTATTTATGAATCTGAAAACGGGTTAAATATGCAAGGACGATACATCAAAGCAACAGCAGAAAATGCATTTATTTATGATTTAAATGCAACTATTATATCCAATAAATTACTGACTGATATAAGAGCTGATATGGCGCTTGAATATATTTTGCAACAGACAGGATGGTCAATTGGTAAGAGAGAATTTGTTGGACAAATACGTACTATTGAATTTGCAGACAATATAACGGCTCAAGCTGGATTACAACAAGTTATTGCAGAATATAAAGCAGAAATTGATGCTTACGTGGAGAGCTTTGGCGGTCAAATCATTAATTATAAATTTGATTTAGTTGAAGAGCGAGGCAACAATACTGCGAAACGATTTGAGTACGCAAGAGACATTCAAGGTCTTAAACGAATCACAACTGATAAAACGATGTACACTGCTCTTATCCCGCTTGGTAAAGATAGTTTAACAATTAAATCAGTGAATAATGGTTTAAATTATATTTATGATGATGAAGCGAACTGGCTGTACAACGATGGCAGAGAATATTTAAAAGGGGTCATAACAAAAGATACAATAACAAACGCGCAAGCTTTAAAAGATTGGGCGCTACTAGAGCTTGAAAAAGTTAAACATCCTTTATCCACATATGAGGTAGACGTGATATTACTAGCAGAGATGTTAGGCTATGAGCCACACCAAGTCACACTTGGAGACACAGTAAGAGTAGTCGACTTGGACATGGATATAACTTTATCTGCAAGAATCATAGAAAAGACAACTTCTTTTAGTGATCCGTCTAAAAACAAGGTTGTTCTTGGTGATTATATCGAATTGGAAAACGTCACACCACTGGCTATTTGGGAACTTCAAGCGCAAATTGAAGAAGCTAAAAAACAAATAGAAGAAACGAAGACGTGGAAAGTAGAACTGTTTAGTACAAATGGTTCTACTTTTAAAAATAATGCTGGAACAACACAACTCATTGCAAGAGTATATGATGGGAAACTAAATATTACGACCAACATAGAACGTGGCGATTTTATCTGGGAGAAAATAAACAATGACGGTACACATGATTTAGCTTGGGAAAATGAACATGCAGGAGCTGGTAATGTTGTTAATATCTCTGGAGAAGACGTTTTTATCAATGCAACTATTAGATGCTCGGTTAATCAAGGAAGTGAAGCTAGTATTCTTATGATTAATGAAGGGCAAGGTTACCTGTTTGCAGAACTGCCACGTGAATTTCCCGCGGGGGTAGAAGTGAATTTATCGGTTATGCAATGTGCGCAAATAGATGTGCAAAATGGCTATATTTACTGGTCACAAGAATATTACGGAAGTAAAAAAAGTAAAGTCGGTGGGCAACAATCTTATAACATTTATAGAACTACACTCGATGGTACTTTTGTCGATATGATGTGGGTTCTCGGTGGAGGACATGGAACAATGTTTGGTATGGACACTTCGTCCGGTGAAGCACATATCTGGTCTTATTATGTAACACCATTGCCACAGGCAGAGAAGGCGATAGCAATGTTTAAATATGTCCCTTTCAAAGAACAGTTTTACGATGAGTCGATGGCATTTAAACTTGAAGCGCCTGACGGTTTCCGAGTAACATACGATAAAACAAGCGACTACGTAGTTATGAGTCCAGGAGTTTCAAATTTAACAATTAATGTTTGTAAAAAGTCTGATTTATTAGCCGGCAGAATAGCTCCTTTATATACATTTAGGACAAAAGACTGTGGATTTACAACTACTTTATATACGTTGCAAGGAATGCATGTAATGTTTCCATACGCGTATTTGTCAGCCGGAGGGAGTTTTACAGGCACTGATAAAAATCAAGTTTGGTGTTGGGATATGATTAATAATAGTTTAGTTTATCATCATGTTTTTCAAAAAAAATACTATCCTGCACAAGGTTCAACTAACGAATGCGAAGGAGCGTATCCATTTCTTGATGCAAATGGCAAACGAATGATGCAGCTAAATTTAGGGCAAGGAGAGGCGGGCAAACGATACAATCGTATTTATGCTATGCCAGAAGAAAGGATGTTGGATAATGACAATTAGAGCAGCAGCGGAAATAACATTAACAGATATTAATGATGCAATAGTAGCTGGTGAAGCACCGTTAAACCCAACCACCGATTTACTGTGGATGGATAGTAGTGTGACACCAAATGTTTTGAGAAGGTGGGATGGAGAAAAATGGGTGAGTCAAACATTAGATATTAAGGAAGCAGATCCAGAAATTAACGGAAAAATAGAAGAGGCGATTACCGTTGCGAACAATGCATTGATTGAATCAGTTAGTAATCATAAACCGGTTTTTGATAAAACTCAGCCAAGCGCTCCAGTCGAAGGTGACACATGGTTTAAAATAGACGAAAACACTAAAACAATTGTTGGTGTTTTTACTTGGAACGGGAATAGTTGGGTAGAATTACCTTTGGATTACAACGCATTGCGTGTGGGTAAACTTTCAGCTATCACTGCCGAGCTTGGTGATGTGAAAAGTGGTAGCATTACTGGTGCGGAATTTATTCATAACATAAATTACAAAGATAGCGACGATAATCTTTACACTGGAACTGTCAAAATGAATGATGACGGGTTCAATTCAACTTCATATTTGCCTACGGGTATAGGGTCGGCAGTATTAGAAAGTATCATCAGTACACTAGGCGGATACAAAGTTGCGCAGAAACTAATCGATGTTGCCGGGGAAAGTAACCTAGGAAATTCTATTTTAACTAGTAAATCTCTGCAGTTTAATGAGAATGGAAATATTAAGCTTTCTATTGATGCAGATTCGTTTTATAAAACAATTTGGAAAGATTTACCGCTTAACGCAGGATATTCTACAGCCGAATTTAATACACCTCAATATATGATTTTATGCATTTTTGGAATTAGAATTGTGTTTTTCCGTGGTCAAGTTCAAAAATCAACCGCATGGGCATCAGCTAACGCTTTTGCTTCTGTGCCTCTTGAGATACAGACAACAAGAACGGCGATGGCTTACGCGCCAACGAGCAAATCGACTGGTGGTCGAGTACATGCGTCTTCCGCCAATGCAATGAGTTTTATGCCCGTCGACACTAGCGTTACTTATTTTGCGTTAAATCAATTATTTTATGTTTTAGATTAAAGCCGAGCAAGGCTTATTTTTTATGGGGGATGATGAAAATGTATGATGGGCTAACAAAAGTTTTTGATTATGCTTTAGCGAAAGAAATGTTCTTCGCGGCGCTCTTTGTAGCGCTTTTTATAATCTTACTAATTATCACAAAAAGAATTTGGGATGATTCAAAAATTGTAAGAATAGAAATGAAAGAAGAACGCGAAAAAGTGGAGGAAGAACGAGAGAAGCGTAATAAGGAATCGAAAGAAGAGAGAGATAAATTTATAAGTACGATGAACGAACAACAGCGATTGATGGATAGGCAAAATGACATGATGAAACAGCAACAACAATCAATTGACAGCTTGTCTAAATCAGTCGGAAAGTTAGCTCACAAAGTAGATTTATTGGAACACAAAATAACGAAGTAAAGGATGATAGAAATGGAGTTTGGAAAAGAGTTACTAGTTTACATGACATTTTTAGTAGTTGTAACACCTGTGTTTGTTCAGGCGATTAAGAAGACGGAGTTAGTCCCGTCTAAGTGGCTTCCGACTGTTAGCATACTTATTGGTGCTATTCTGGGCGCATTAGCAACGTTTTTGGATGGCTCTGGATCGCTTGCAACGATGATTTGGGCAGGCGCTTTAGCAGGAGCTGGTGGTACTGGATTATTTGAACAATTTACTAATCGAAGCAAAAAATATGGAGAGGATGATAAATAATGACAAGTTATTATTATAGTAGAAGTTTAGCGAATGTAAATAAATTAGCGGATAACACCAAAGTGGCGGCGAGAAAACTTCTCGACTGGGCGGAAAATAGCGGCATTGAAGTATTAATCTACGAAACAATTAGAACGAAAGAGCAACAATCCGCTAATGTCGCGAGCGGAGCGTCTCAAACAATGCGTTCTTATCATTTAGTAGGACAAGCGCTAGATTTCGTCATGGCGAAAGGTAAAACTGTTAATTGGGGTGGTTATCGCTCAGCAAATGCGAAAAAATTTATTGCAAAAGCGAAAGCATTAGGATTCACTTGGGGTGGTGATTGGGACGGTTTTGTTGACAATCCGCACTTGCAATTTGAATACAAAGGCTATGGAACAGATACTTTTGGTAAAGGGGCTAGTGCAAATGTTCCAGCTAAGCCAAATACGCAAAGTAATAGCAGCTTGGGATTAGTTGATTACATGAATATGAATAAACTAGATTCCAGCTTTGCGAATCGTAAAAAACTTGCTGCTAAATATGGTATTAAAAATTATTCTGGAACAGCTTCACAAAACACGACTTTATTAGCTAAATTGAAAGCTGGGAAACCTCATACGCCTGCTAGTAATAACACTTACTACACCGAAAACCCCGGAAAAATCAAAACGTTGGTACAGTGCGACTTATACAATTCCGTAGACTTTACAGCAAGTCATAAAACAGGCGGGACATATCCTCCGGGGACTATTTTCACTATCGCCGGAATGGCGAAAACAAAGGGTGGAACACCTCGCTTAAAAACAAAAAGCGGTTATTTTCTAACTGCAAACAAGAAGTTTGTTAAGAAAATCTAGTTTGATGCCCTCGCTTTTGCGGGGGTTGTTTTTGTAATGTGTTTATTGTACTCAATCATTCGCTATGATATTATTATAGTAAAAAAGCGGAGAAGGTACTTAAATGAATAGCACATATGATATGTTAGTAAAGAAAAGTATTGAAGCATTTTTGTTAGGCTTGGAAATATATAACAAACCTACAATAAGATATAGGGTAGAAGGTTTTAGTTTTTTTATTTGCAACTCATGGGAGCTTATGTTAAAAGCTAAATTAATAAACGATAAAGGTGAAAATAGTATATACTTCAAGGATAACCCGTCTAGAACTGTTTCTTTAGAATATAGCATTAAGGAGATATTTACAAATAAACATGATCCATTACGTTTGAATCTAGAAAAAATAGTCGAGTTAAGGAACGTGAGTACTCATTTTATTACTGAAGATTATGAAGTAATATATGCACCTTTATTTCAATCATGTGTTTTTAATTACATAGAGAAAATGAGTATGTTTCATAATATTGATGTAACAGAGTATATTACTCAAAGTTTTTTATCTCTAGTAATAAAAGAAGATGACTTAGACCCAGCTATTATAAGGTCTAAATATTCAAAAGAAACAGCTGATAAAATCTTAACAACGAAAAAAGCGATAGAGAAAATAGAGCTAGAGAATAATCCAGCTTTTTCCATAGACATTCAACATAATTTTTATATAACCAAGAAAATTAACGATGCAGATAGCACAGTGAGAATAGCAAAAGAGGGAGAAATTCCTGTTAAAATAATAAAGGAACAAAAAGACCCTAATAAAACACATCCTTATACACAAAAAAATTGTGTAAAAGAGATAAATAAAATATTGAGCAGAGAAAAAATTGACTTTGAACATTTTTCAGTATTTACTAAGGAAATTAGAAGTAACTTTAATACTGCTGATTTTCAGCTTTTTTTGAAGTTCTATTCTTTAAAGGCGCAAGAGAGATATTCTTATCGTCATGTTATAGGGGAGCACTCACAGTATACATATTCGAGAGCAATCATAGATTTTATCTTAACAGAGATAAAAAAGAATCCTCAAAAAACTATTGAACATTTAAAAAAGAAGACAAAAAAATAAAGATAACCTCTGGAGCAAAGGAATTCTCGATAATAAATTATCTTACTCCCATTCGGGAACCCAGCTTTATCCATCACAAGTTATCTTTTACACTTCAATTATAACAAACATGAATTGAAGTGTAAACTGAAAGAACTATATAATTTTAACACACCCTAACCACACGTTAGGGCTTTTTTTATGCAAAAAACGCCAAGCATGTGCTTAGCGTGCATCATTTATCCTTAATCATTCCCTTATGATTAATTTTTCCCTCTATAATTAATTTTTCAAGTTCCTTCAAATCTTCCAACGTAGCTTTATTCTTTATAAAAGAACGCGCAGCTGAACGAGATTTTAAATAGTTTGCATGTTCTTTGTTCTTGCTTTGCCATTCCTTATTTGCTTTCAACTGCGCGTCAGAGGTCGTTTTTTTCGTCATAATTAATCACTTCCTATTTTTTATTAAATATACTAAACAAGCTAATGTAGTCAGTATAGCAATGATGGTCAATGCTGTGTTCTGAAAGTAACTAGCGAGTCCGTTAACGCATATAACAATTAATATAACCCAGATATATTTATTCATAATTTATGAAAGACGTGATATACTTTTATAGAGGGAGGGGAGTTTCACCCCTCTGGTTACTTGTCCTTGTTTTTGTCTATCTTGCGTAATGTTATCAGCGCTACTGCAAGAGTTACAATTTCAAGGACTGTTTTTATTTCCTCTAAGATGTCTTTCACTTTCTCAACTCCTTTCTATATTTATATTATAATACATGTATTATATAATTGCAAGTGTTTCTATAAAATAATTAAAAAAATACCCCGAACCAGAAAGTTCGAGGTTGCTGTTATATTAAGCAGCTAATAGTTGAATGAAATTACTAGATGTTTTGCATCTATGGGTATATTATTGCATAAACTATTTCTTACTTCAAGAGAGATATATATATTAAAATTTAGTCCTAATTACCTCTTGATAAAAAGAACGTTTGTTCGTATAATCTTAACAAGAGGTGACAAGTATGTATAATTTGATTGATAATGAATTAGAAAATACAATAGTTTTAATTGATGCAATGAATCGCAATTGGTCAATAGAGATTTTATTTTTAAAGAATAATCATCATATGCGCTACAAGTATGTAGTGCCTGTTTTTATCGACTATGAAAAACAGATAGTTCAACTACAACGTTTTGACGAGCGCATATTTGATATAAATATAGAAGATATTGTTTTTTGCGAGGTTATGATATGAGAGTATATTCATTTAATGATTTTAAGTATATTTGTTATATAGAAGGGAAGGGAAAAGCTGTAGAAAAAATCTTCTTTGGACTACTTGAGACAAAAGAATTAAAGTCATTTTATAAAAACCTTGAGAAAAAACATCTTGATATAAATACTATTTATAATGAATATTTATTTCAAAGTAAAAACAAATAA